TATTTGTATATCCACGTCATGACGCCGTAGCGGGCCGCGTCCATTGTGTGGTCTTGTACGCCGATAGGCTCGTTAAGGAGCTTTCCGTCCTTGTCTTGTTGCCAGACGTAACCGCGCAGCTCGCGTATCATATTAAGCGAGCGCTTCGTGACGTAGAACTTGTAACCCTTCATTTGCTGAAGTTGTTCGGCCTTACGGACCGACTTGTCGGCGCCGATAACATTAAAGCCGTAGCGTTTGATGTCCTCGTTTGTCTTGGGCTCCGCGCTGTCTGCGAATATCTCGGTAGTGGGCCTTATACCCTCCGCTTTGAGTACGGCCGCGATGTCCTCGTTCAGCATACCCTTACGGAAGATAATCTCGTCAAAGTAGAACGCCTTGCGCCGAGAGTCTATTAAGCAGTGGATAATCGCCGTAGTATCATTCGTGAAGCCGTAGTCTACGCCGTAGGTCTCGTTTATTCCGTCGGATATTTCCGGCAGATCGTCCACCTGGATAAAGTCGGGGAAAATAAGACCCTCCAGCTGGCCCGTCAGGCCCTCGCCATAAACGCGCCACCAATTTGCGTCGTCTTTGTTGCTCTCGATTTCCTCTACTTGTTCGGGTGTGAGGTAGTCGTTATCTCTATACGTGGAGTGTATCGTCTCGCAATTTTTGCGGGGTTGTATCTTCTCTTCTATCCAGCCGAGATACTCGGGGTTAAGGTCGATAAAGATAATTCCCGTAGTACGAACGGCGAGCTGTCTGAAGGTGTCGTATTTGATGTGTATGCCCTCATTCACGAATAGGCGCTTACGTGCCGGGCCTTGAACGCGGGCCGAGTTATCGACGCTGAAGAACTCCAGCTTGCCGCCTTTGGGGAAGGTGTAAATATGGTCGGTTTCGTTCCAGCCTGGGTCGTCCTTGAGTGATACGCCCATGATACTCTCGAAGTCGCGTATCGCGCCCTTCTTGAGGTGCGGCAGAGTCTCCGACACGACGCTCGTAATATCACCGGGGCCGTCACGCTCTACCAGATACGTAAGTATTTGCAGAATGGAGTACGTCTTGCCGGAGCGGGTGCCACCGACCGAGACGATGTAACGGGGGCGGGGTTTCTTGAGCGCCGCCTCCTTTGTCATTCTGAATACTTTCGTGTGGGCCATAGCTTACAAGTCGGAGTCTCGCAAGTCCTCGATGTCTTTCTTCTCCTCGGGGCTACCTACGACTATCTGACGCAGCTCTGCGTTAATCTGCTGCTTATCCACGAGCCCGAGAATACGGGCTGCGATGTTCGGCTGGTAACGTCCGGCGATAGCGCCGGTCTTCAGATCGTCACGGCAGTAGTCGCGTATGCGTGTGACTGACCGAAATAAATCCTCTTGCCACGGCGTCCTCTTGTCCTTCTCGCTCAATGTTTTTTCGAGGAAAGCTATCCAGCGAGCCGAGTGTCCGCAGTATAAGCAAAAGCCCTCCTCGGTGAGTGGGGCTTCGATGTCAACCTTTTGGCCGTCCTTTGTTATAAAGGGGTGAGTCGCTTGCTCTACGTACTCGCAGAACAAAGTCATGAGCTCCTCGGCCCCTTTGACTCCGTAGGGTCTGCCGCGTCCCCTCTTCTTCTCGAGTATCAGCTTGGCTAACCGTTTGACGTTTTCGCTTCTGCTCATTGTCTTGTCAGCTTATAGGTATTTTGCGTTTCTTCTCATTTCGGCCTCTATGCGGGCTATGAGCGCCTTATCTTCCGCGTCGGGCAGATAGATACCTTGCTCGGAAGCCCACACCTTCAGCCGGTCGATACTTTCCGTCATTTCCTCTTTTGTCAGGTCACGGGAGGAGCGCAGCTCTACGCGCTCGCCCATGAACTTGTCCTCGCGTTTGATGACGAAGAGCTTGGGGTTTACCAGCTCCTTGTAGTAGTTCTGCTTGACGTATTCCAGCCTCTCGCCGAACTCCATAGACAGCACTCCGAGAAGGACGTGCAAGTAGGCGTTCTGCGAGTTCGTCCGGCTCACGTGCTCAGTCAGCTCCACGGCGGCGCTCTTGTTCATGAGGAACTCCCACCGGGCGGCGGCACGTTTGCGGTCGAGTTGGTTGGATAGGTCGTACAGCATTACTTCTTGGAGTTTTTGGTTTTGGTTTCCTTCTTGACTTCCTTCTGCTTGTGGAGCTCGCCGCCTATCTGCTTGAAGAAGGCGAGTATGCAATTACCGCAGCTCTTGTTCAGGTAGAAGTCATCTTTCCCGGTTACGCGCTTCCATATCTCGGCCATGTGGTCGAGGTCGGAGAGCGCGGCACCGCGTACATAGTCCGCTTCGATTGCGCGGGTGAAGTTGTCCTCGAACTGCTCGAGAAACTTGATTTCGTCTTTTGTGAAGTCTAACATAGTTGTCGTTATTTGAGTTTGTCGATAAGTTTCCAAATGAGACGCACCAGCGCGGCCAGCAGCTCTCGCAGTGCGGTGAGTATCTCGGCTATCAGAGTCGAGCAGTAGGCAAGTCCGGCTACGTATGCCAGCATAGGTATAGAGAAGCAGCCGGCGGCGAGCATATAGCCCACACCTACCCAAAAGGTCATACACAGCGAGCAGTCGAAGGGCGGTACGCTCCCGATCTGGACGCCGAGCCACTTGCCGAGCCACTTCTTCCAGGTGGCGGTGAAGCCCGAGAGGTCGACGACGAATACCGTCACCGCAGTCAATAGTGTTATGTCAATTACCCACTTCATTTTTAATTGTCTGACGTATTCGTTTAAGGGTCTTTACGAACGTGTTCTTGCTCACCCCGAGCATCTGGGCGGTGCGTACACGCGACCCGACCTCGGCGTAAAGTATGAGGACGTTACGGTCCGCGTCCGAGAGTTTCGTCATGATAGCTTGTTTTATCCGTATCATACGCTCGTCGTCCTGGGTGAAAATGTCGAAGCGGAAGGTATAGTCGGACTTGGCGAGCTTAAATATAGCTCTCGCCCTCTCCGTCGTATCCGTCACGTTCAGCACCTTTGATTTCCTCATTAAACAGCGGCTTCTTGAAGTCGTAATAAAAGCGGGAGCTGTCGGAGTAGTATTGGTTACGTATGATAGCGCAGCAATAGCAGTTTACCGACGTATCCCCTTGTTCGTATATCTCTCTTATCTTCTCCTCGTCCGTGTTGAGTAAAGCCTCGTACACGATCTGCGCCAGGTCGTCCATAGTGGCGTCGCTTCGGTGGGTGATGTTGCGTATCAGTTGCTCCACCACCCGAGCCTTCGCTATGCTCTCTATGATGTCGGCCTTTGTCATATATAGGCTTTATTCATGTAGTCGGGTCATACTTGACAAAAACGCCCGCCCTTTCCCTTTGAGTTACGGCCTCGTGGGTACTTGGACGGGCGCCCCGTTTATCCTATCGTTTCAAGCGGTGGCCGTAACACCGAAAGCAAAAATAAAAGTTTCACTTTGATTTCAAAACGAAAGTTTGAGGGATTTTTGCACAATACGGGTCATTGAATATCCACAAAGTCAATAAACAGCCATTCGTGTGACGTTCCCTTGCGTATGTTTGAGCGGTTGTACAGCCGTGCGTACAGCACCGGGCAGAGGTCGTCGATGAAGCGCAGCCACTTCAAGCCCTTCGGGAAGAGCGTCGTTGTGCTGCTGTACTTGTCGTCCAGGTCTTGCAGCCCCGTCTTGAAGGTGTAATGCGGGTGTTTGCAGCCCCAATCGCTGCGGTCGTTGCCGCCGAAAAACTTGACGGCGGGGTTATACAGCGCAACCTCTTGGCAGAAGAGGCTGAAATGAAATATCTGCTTGTCGGTCGGCTTCTTGTACTCCAACACTACGCGGCAGTAGATGTCCTCCTTTGTGTTGCGGATAGTCCCGTCCATAGCGGACAAGAGCAGATACACGTTGCCCTCGTACTCCATAGCTCCGTGTGCGATGACGGGGCGGTAATCATCGTCGAACTTGACGCGGAGGTCGAACAGCCGAACACCTCCGAACCATTGGGCCGTCCAGCTCACCCGCTGACAGCGCGCCATGAACGCAAAGGGGCGCATATACCAGCGGCGGGGACGTAGGTACGTGAAGCTGTTGTGTGATGCTATTTTCATATTATTCGTTTTTCTTCTTGCCTATCTTTTGCAGAGACTCGATAGATACCGCGTACTCCTTACCCTCTACTACCACCGTAGCCAAAATACCCCCCAATAGAGGGAACAAACGACACTATCCTGGATAGCCTACCCTTGCCCAATAAGGTAAATCTTACTTTTTCGCCTACTTCAAACTTTTCCATGTTTTGGTTATTATTTAGGTTGTAAATAAATCGAGAAGCCGCTGCAAACCCACGCCAGTAGCGCAGCGTCGCGGCTCTCTTGGTTAGTACTTTTTGGGAGCCCCGTCATAAACTGCGCGGCCTCCTCGTGTGTAATCTTTCTATCGCGACCCTTCCAAAACTTGACGAGGGGCTTCTGAAGTATGACCTCGAAGCCGTAGTGCTCCGCAAGCTCTTTGATATGGCGGGCAGTGGCGTGGCACATTCCCACGCTCCGACCTTTTGCCGCGGCGGTCGCCTTGTTATCCTTGTAGGAGCAGTGCCAATTCGTAGAGAGGTCGCTGTCCTCAAGTACGAATGTTATATCAAGCGGCGCGCCGCAAGCTATATCTGCTTCGAGTTTGAGGAGGAAGTCTACCAGCTCGGAGAAGCTCATAGACTCCACACGGGTAAACCTCCGCTCCTCGCAATTCAGAACAGCCACGCCGCTCTTCTCCACGTCGGGATCAATTCCGATTATGTAGCCGCTCGTCTTCATCTTTCCTCGTTCCTTGTATCACGTCGTCGGGGACGCGGACGTCCTCGTCTTGCATTGTTCTCACAAGAAGGGCGGCCACGATAGACGCGCAGCCCACAATAGCCAGGAACGCCACCAGCACACCCAGCACAAGACCTACCCATTTAATTGCCGTTACCATAGTCTCAAGCGTCTGCATGGTTAGTACCCGCCTTCTGAAGGTCGTCGGAATTTACATACATAGGCTGCGCCAGACCGATAACCTCGGTCACGGGGTGCAGTACCAACGTGATACGGCCCACGCTCAAGAAGCGCGGAGTGGTTACGGGCATATTCTTGTAACTCGGTGACAGCGCCACCGGCACCTCCATAACCTTGAGTTCTGCGGCCTTCTGGGCGACAGCTTCCTTGAGGTTGTCTATAATCTTGGGGAGAGCCTCCTCGGTTATGACGGCGTTCCCGTAAGTCTTGTAAATACTCTCGTGCAGAGCGGCCTCCAACTTGCGGAGTCCACCCTGATAAGTAACTTCTGCGTAGAATAAGTTTGTCATTTTGCTGTTTTTTTGTTCGTTGTATTCATCGTATAGCTCTTTGGTCTTTCGGTCGCCGACGGCCAGCAGATCGCGCAAGACACCCAACCCGTGCAGAACGGTGGCGTGGTCCTTGCCGAAGGCGCGGCCAATCATGAAAGTACCGTATCCGTCCTTGTATAGGTCCTCGTAGAGTATCGCCCTACAAATAGGGAGCGGGTACTCACGCGAGGCGATGAACTTGTCGCGATCCACGCCCACAATAGAGAGCATTACTTGCGTGATATGCTTCGCTTTTTTTGCAAGTGTTTTAAAGCGAGCCTTGCTCGTCTCCACACGTTTTCTTCCCGGAGAGACAAACCGGCCGGCGGCGTCACGTTTAAGAGTGCGAGTAACGTGTCCGCGTCTTTGTTGCTCACTTGTACCATTCATGACTCCTTTATGAAGTAACGTTTTACTCTCTTGCCGGTGTCGGTGGTTATCCACTCGTCGGCGATGTTAAAGCCTCGTTCCTTGAGGTCCTTGATACGACGGGGCAAACAAATACACCCGAAGAGTTTTACGGCGTCCAGGCCGGTAATACCGTGCCCTTCCTTCATGTATGCGTACATTCTCACGCACTGACTTGCGGACGTTTCCGCGTTGGGGTTTTCGTTTCTCATAAGCTCGTTTTTTTAAAGTTGTTGGTTATAGTCGGCCTTTCGGCCGGGGAGGGTGACGCACAAACTGACTATTCCGTTTGACCTCCCCGCCGTTCCGTCATAGGTTATAAAGTCCTTTGAGTTCTTTGATGATATGACCGCCGAACGAGTTCAGGGTCATATCAATAAATTCGGGTATAGTGAAGCTGTCCTTGCTCACGTCGATACCACGCTCGGAGCAGAAGGTACGGCGTCCCATATTACATGATTCCGTGAGGATACCGTGCCATTCGAAGAGGTCACGTGCAGGGTAGCGGTGGAAGGTGTCAGGGTGGGCTTCTTTAAAAGCTGCCAGCCTCTCCTCGGTGGTCTTCTCTTGTATGGTTTTTCTTCGGGCTTCACCCTGGGCCTCGTGTAAGGTGTCGCCGTGTGCGAAATACTCCTCGCATTTGGCGATGTAACACGGCTTAAGCGTGAGGTCATTCTTCAGAATGTAACCTTTTGCATAGTTGCCGTGTATGCTCTCGAATATCGTCTGAATACCGTCAACCTTATAGACGCGCTGGCTGTTGAACTCTTTAACGCCGGAGCCGTAGCCGTCGCCGTAGCCGTCGCCGTAGCCGTAGCCGTCGCCGTAGCCGTAGCCGTCGCCGTCGCCGTCGCCGTAGCCGTAGCCGTCGCCGTCGCCGTCGCCGTAGCCGTAGCCGTAGCCGTCGCCGTCGCCGTCGCCGTCGCCGTAGCCGTAGCCGGAGCCGTAGCCGTCGCCGTCGCCGTAGCCGGAGCCGTAGCCGTCGCCGTAGCCGGAGCCGTAGCCGTCGCCGTAGCCGTCGCCGTAGTTTATAGTTAAGAAGCGCTTAACCTCGTCTTCAATTACCTTTTCCATACGGCTACGTTCTCAATAGAAGTTTGGGCCTCCTCGGTTGCGGGAATAATCTCTATTACGTTGAGAATGATAATTGACTCAACGAATACGGTAAACTTGCATTTCTTCGGAGCCTTCACTCCTTCGGCTGCGAGCTGACTCAATGAGGCGGCTCCGTCCCAATACCATAAGCGGCGGCAGTTAAGAAGCTCGACGGTGTTACCCTCGACCTCGTTAAGTGTGCCATAGAATACTCCCGCGCCGTTAGCGCGAATGATAACTCTCTTTCCAATCAGTTTGCTCGTTGCTTTCATTTGTGCATTTTTTTAGTTATTAATAGGGTTGTTTACAAAGTACAGCTCAAGTAGAAAAGAGTCGCGCCAATCGTCGAGGGTTTGTTTCAGGACTTCAGCCGGATACTTCCATGTGAACGTACCACGTTGAGCCATAGCGGCTCGCGCCGACTCCATAGCCTGCTCTATCTGCTCGGCAG